AAGGTTAAACTCTTTTTCGAGATGTTCTCGCAGCTCCCGTCATGGTTCACAAATCTTTGGATCCTTGTCGTGGCGTCGATTTATGGTATAAAGGGTACACAAATATTTAGAAACGGAGGTAAAAAGTAATGAGTATTAAAAGAAAATTAAAAAGAGCTGTTAGAAAAGCTGCACCATTATTAGCAGTCGCTGGATTAGGCAAAGCGTTTATGGATGCAAGAAATAAAAGAAATCAAATGAAAGAATTTTTAGCAACTGAAGGTGGAGACATATCAATGTTACCAATGGGACCTTTTATTACAAAAAAACCTAAAAAGATTGACATGAATCCTGCTATGTTTTTAACCGGTGTTGGTGACGATCCTGTAATTCCAGGAATCCAAGCTGGTGCTAAGAAAGGTGGTAGAATTATGAAAACTAAAAGAGGTGGTAAAGCTGTAAGAGGCTTTGCTAAAAAGAAAAAACAAGCAAACAAAATGAGGAAAAAATAATGCCTGGAATGATGATGAAAAGACCTATGTATAAAAAAGGTAAGAAGGTTTTAAAGCCTGTTAAGCCAAATCAAAAAGGTTTAAAAAAATTACCTAAAAAAGTTAGAAACAAAATGGGTTACATGAAAGACGGAGGAAGAGCGAAGTAATGGCTCGTCCTGGTCTATATGCAAACATTCACGCTAAAAGAAAGCGTGGAGGTAAAATGAGAAAGAAAGGTGCTAAGGGTGCACCAAAAGCATCTGACTTTAAAAGAGCAAAACAAACAGCGAGATCATAATGACAAAACTTTGCCCTAGAGGAAAATCAGCAGCAAAAAGAAAATTTAAGGTATATCCGTCAGCATATGCTAATGCCTACGCTTCTAAAATTTGTGCTGGTAAGATCAAAGACCCCTCTGGTGTGAAGAGAAAAGATTTCAAAGGTCCTAAACCTGCTGGAAAAAAAGATGGTGGTAGAATAAGTTTTAGAGGTGGTGGAATCTGTAAGAAAGGAATGAATTTAAAAATTCTGAGAAAATAAAATGGCAGGGCTAAAAGAATGGTTCAAACAAGATTGGGTCGACATTGGTGCCAAGAAAAAAGGCGGAGGTTTTAAAAAATGTGGAAGAAAATCTGCAAGTGGTTCAAAAAGAAAGTATCCAAAGTGCGTCCCTGCTGCCAAAGCAGCAAGGATGACAGACTCCCAGAGGAGGAGTGCCGTTGCAAGGAAAAGAAGTAAGGCACAAGGTGTAGGCGGTAAGCCAACCAACGTTCCAACTTTTGTAAAAAGAAAAAAAATGGGTATGGGAGGTTTAGTATGAGTAAAGGTACTATGCCTGCTAGAAATAAAAAGAATTTCAGATCTACAAAATCTGGAGCGGGCATGACACGAGCCGGTGTTGCTGCTTATAGAAGACTAAATCCCGGTTCTAAATTAAAAACAGCCGTGACGGGTAAAGTAAAACCAGGATCAAAAGCTGCTAAACGTAGAAAATCATACTGTGCAAGAAGTGCAGGACAAATGAAAAAATTTCCTAAAGCTGCTAAAGATCCTAATTCTAGATTACG